GTATCACAAAATTAATATTGTCTAATGTTTTAGGCACAGAATTTGGAGGGACCGGACTATCAAGTTTTACTCAGAATGGTGTTATGTTTGCATCTAATACTTCATCTTTATCTTTTACGACTGGTACAGATGGACAGGTAATGCAAATTGCATCTAACGGAACACCGGTATTCGGTATGCTAGATGGCGGAGGTTATTCGTGAGTAAAGAAATTGACATCATAGATAATTTTATAGATAATCAACAGAAGTTGATAAATATATTACAACATAAAGCTTTAATCTTAGAAACTAGAAACAATTATTTAGAAAAAAAAGTCAAGGAACTAGAAGATATAAATAAAAGAATTAAATATAAGAAATCAGAAATCAGAAAACCAATAAGAAAATCTACTAAAAAAACAGTTCCAGCTAATAAATCTGTTAAAAAAATAGAAACAGAATTTACTAAAGAGAGTGTGAAAATGAAAAGTATTGGTATAATTATCTCTAAGCTTTTTAGTAAAGTATTTCATTATGGTGGTGATAAGAATAGTATGAAACCGGATGATAATATTAATAGTGACAAAAAGACCCCTCTGGGGAAACATGTTATCCGAGGTGGTCTTCCACCAATGCCTAAAATAAAAAATTAGATTAATCCTATAGGAGAATATTAGAAATGGCTTCCGTAATTAAACTCAAACGGTCTAGTAATGCTGGTTCAATTCCCGCATCTGGTGATCTAGAGGTTGGAGAAATTGCTCTAAACCTTGCTGACCGTGTAATTTATTCAAAGAACAACGCAGGTAATATTATTCGTCTTGGTGAAGCAGAACTTGCTAATACCAATGCTTACATTGCCAATGTTGATAGTCGCTTAGTTGCAACCAACACAGCTCTTCGTAATTTGATTAACACAGCACAAACTGCTGCAGATCAAGGACTAGCTGATGTTCAATCAACCAACAATGCTTTACGCATATTGATTAACACAGCACAAACTGCTGCAGATCAAGGACTAGCTGATGTTCAATCAAGTAATACTGCTCTTCGTAATTTGATTAACACAGCACAAACTGCTGCAGATCAAGGACTAGCCGATGTTCAATCAAGTAATACTACTTTACGCAATTTGATTTCAACGGCACAAACTGCTGGAGATCAAGCACTAGCTGATGTTCAATCAAGTAACACAGCTCTTCGTAATTTGATCAACGCAGCACAAACTGCTGCAGATCAAGGACTAGCTGATGTTCAATCAAGTAACACAACTCTTCGTAATTTGATTTCAACGGCACAAACTGCTGGAGATCAAGCACTAGCTGATGTTCAATCAAGTAACAATGCTTTACGCATATTGATTTCAGCAGCAGACGATAAAGGCACACAAGCACTAGCTGATGTTCAATCAAGTAATACTGCTCTTCGTAATTTGATTGATGCTAAAGCACCACAATCAGAGTTGGATGCTCAAGAGTTGAAGCAAGCTCAAGACCTTGCTAATACTAACCTGTTTATCCATAACCAGCTCGCTAACACTAACCTCGCTATTGGCAATCTAAGTACCACTCTTAGTGGCGACTTCATGGTTAAGACAAACCCACAATCAAGTGGTCACTTCCAACATACAGGTAATACATCCATTACCGCAAACTTGCAAGTTTCAGGTAATACTACGATTAATGGTAACCTAACAGTTGAAGGTGATGTTGCTTATGTGTCTACCACAAATATTGAAGTGACTGACCCTTTGATGAAACTCGCTGCTGACAACTCTAGTTCAGACGTTGTTGACACTGGTTTCTTCGCACTATATGAAAACGCTGGTGCAAACAATTTTGCTGGTATTTTCCGTGATGCAACAGATGGTGTCTTTAAAGTGTTTAAAGACTCCCAGTCACAACCAACCACTACGGTTGACACTGGTGCAGCGGGATATACATTGGCTCAATTGGATGCTCTCATTGACGGTGGCTCTTTCTAACATATATACTAATACGAAAAGGGGGGTGAAATTCCCCCCACAATTTAATAATCTAGTATATTAGTCTTATTTAGAAGGAGGAACCAATAAATGGCAGCTGTAATTAAACTAAAACGTTCTTCGACTGCTGGTGTGGTCCCCACTACTTCTGATATTGAAGCAGGTGAGTTGGCACTTAACGTCAAAGACGAGAAATTATATTCATCAAACGGAACCGGTGTCTTCCAGGTATTTACTGGTGGCGCTAAAGCGGTTTCAGTAACCACTGCTACAGTTGGAAGTTTAGCTTCTAGTGATGCAGTCGTAACCGATGTGCAGGGTTTTGCAAACTCTGTTATTGATAGCGCAATTTTGGCTACAAAAGTTGACATTACTACACATGATGAGGCACTTGCCAATACCAACGCCTTCATTACATCCGCAGTTTCGACTATCGATGGTGGAACATACTAAACATAGGAGATAAATCGTGGCAGCGTTACTTAAACTTAAAAGGTCCTCAACTGCGGGGGTCACTCCTAGCTCACTACAAGCCGGTGAATTAGCAATCAATCTTAAAGATAAGAAACTCTTTTCAGCTAATTCATCCGGCGGTGTGTTTCCAATATTTCAAGGTGATGCAAGGGAGTTAATCGTATCAGAAAGCACTTTAGGGGCTGCTACAACTGTTGTTGTAGCGGTTAGTGTGTATTCGAATAATGTTGTTGATGTTAGTCAGGCTGACGCAAAACTCAATACAACTGACTTCAGTGCAGCTTTAGCAAATACAAATCAAAGAATTATTAATGAATTTGCAACTCTTGACGGTGGCACATACGACGGTGATGACTTATCAGCCAATGTGTCA